TATGGGGCACAGAACGAAGCGTATATGAGTCGGTCGGCTGAAAAATGGGTGAGAGGTTTGTGTTTCAACGAGTTAGGTGTGTGTGGCTGAAATGACGGCGTAAAACGAAGCGTTTACATAGGCTTACATTTGGTTTACTTTTGGGGCTTGTTGAGGCTCCTGTGGTTTACATGGGGCTTACGGGTGGTTTATATTGCGTTTCTGTTGGTGGTTGGTGTTGTGTTGGGGTAGAATGGTGGCTGAGGCCACTTTTTTATGGTGTTTCTGAATTTTTATATTGCTAAATTATTCCATATAATTACTATTTGGTATATTTGCAGAAACAAAACGAGTGAATATGGCAAAGGTAATACATGTGCATCTGCTGCACAATATAGATGGAACGAGGCGGAAAGACTGGTACTTTAGCAGCATTTCCGCGGTTTATACGGTTTTGACGGCTGAACAGATCGGCGCGACGAAGAATTATTTGCTTCATGCCGGGCTGTCTGGCAATGGTACATTATGCACGAAACGCGCTATAATCAAGCAATCTACGCTTATTTCATGCTCTCGTGGGACAGAAGATTAGGCTGGTGTTTTAATGGCGTTAGAACGCAAATAAAAGGCCGTTTGGGCGGTCGTGGGAAAGGAGGTCGTTTGACCTCCTTTTTTTTATGTCCAAAAATGGCGAAAATAGTGGGTGGGGTTACAGCTGGGGTTACAAAGTGGGGTTACATTTTCTGAAAAGTGGGGTTACACATTCGGGGTTTTTGGGGGTAGGATAGAGGGGGAGGGAAAGGGATAGTTTTAAGGGGTAGGGTGGGGGAAACTGCCCATTTGCGATATAGGTAAAATGTGCAAGAATCTGGCTAAAACCTTGTGTTTATGGGGCTTCTTGCGTGAAGCGAACCTCAAAAGAGGGGGTACACCCCTCAAAATGGGGTACGAATGGTGTTGGAGGGGTATGCGTATGGTGCTATTCTAACCTTATGACACCGATAACTAAGGCTACTGCGTGAATGGCTGAGTATGGAAGCTCAAACGGATCGTATTTTTCGTTGTCCGATACAATGAGGACATGGTCTTTGTCGCTCCCAGGTTTTATGCGTTTAATGAGTGCGCCTTGATTTGTGTCTATAACATAAACTTTATTCCATTGAAAGAATAAATCAGACATCGGAACTCGTTGGCAAGCGACAATATCGCCAGAACTATATTTGGGGTACATGCTTGAACCTTTTACGGGAATGAGAAAGTCTGCGCCCTTAAATGCAGGTACAACGTAGCGTTCACATTCATATTCAAGTACGGTTCTCTCGTCTGTCAAAGCACCTGCCATTGCGTCAATGGGGATAAGCGGAATACCCTCGTGGCTGTTGTCTGGAACTGGAACAGCGATGCGTTTTTTTTGATCATCATTCGCCTCCCCCTGAATTTGTTTATCGGTGTTGTTTTCAAGCATGCTTCCAACTCCAATCATGAGCCAACGAGCTGAATACTGGGGATAATTTTCAACTATTGTTTGGATCCACTTAGACTGAATGTCTGTACCGTTGTTTATAGCACGGGACAAAACACCCTTACTTGCGCCTATCTGACGTTCAAGAGCGCCGATGGTTATCCCCTCATTAGAGGCTATTTCCTGTATTCTTGATAAAATATTACCCATAAGTTGAAAATAATCCCCGAATATATTTGCCGGGTTGAAAATTATCGCTATCTTTGCAACGTGTTCAAGATTGAACGAGCGGTCAAAGATACGAAAAAAGGTCGAGAATAACGAATTTTTGAAATTAAAATTAGGAGTATGTTTATATTGGATTTATCACAAAATGGTCACGACTGGGAAAAAATGAACCACGTTGGAAAGAAAAACCGTAGGGGAATCTATGATGAATTTAGGTGTAAGCACTGTGGGCTTAAAGGCAAAAGTTATACTCTCGGTTTGTTAGAGATAGCTGAGCGCGACAGAAAAAAGGCGGCTATGTGTGAAGGGGCTCGAAAGTTTGCTAAAAGTTATGTGAAGGTGATTCGATGCAATGCTTGTGGTAAAGCTTTCGGGAATCTGACCCCTGGTAGTATTCACAAGGTTGTTCCACCCCCAAATGGTGAAAAGAATAGCCGGGGTGAATGGGTCATGGGTGTAGGAGAACCGGTTTTGTTATTGTTCGGCGAATTTAGCTATACGGATGAGATAAACGAGGTAAAATGATTGCAGGATAACACGGAGGCCCTGGGTGTTGCACTGGATAGTCAGCCACCGCACTGGATAGTCGGCAGGGCCGGCCTCGGATGACAGCGGGAAAGACCGCAGGGGTGGCACGGTTGCAGTGGCCGGAAAGTTGGAATAAGCGAAAGCGAAGAGCGTAGGACAGCCATGGGGTTCGACTCCCCACACTCCACAATGTATAACAAATTAAAATAAGTGAGAACATGAAAAGGTATATTCACATTCAGAAGGCAGACCGCGAGTTCATATTGAACTTGTTCAAGGTTACGGGTCGCACTGTTGACAATGCGTTGCGATTTGACGCAGAGCGTGGCAACACCGACCTCGCACGCAAGATTCGCAAGGTGGCAATGGAACATGGCGGTATCGTCATGGTGGTAAGTCCCGAAGCCGAGACACTCTTTGATGCAGATGGCTATATGCGTCAGTATCTTCCCAACGGTGTGTTGTTGGAATTTGAGAAGGAGGTAGGCAACGGAGGTTGCAATGTGTATCTCAAAGGTGATATGGTTCGCAGGTATGACAACGTGCAGGTGCGTGACATCCCTGAGATTCAGAACTGGGCTGCAACATTGAGATAAGGAGGAGTAAGTATGGAGTACCACGATAACAGACTTTGCATCTCGATGCGGGAACTTGTGGATGGCGGTGTAATGACCGTATCAAACTACAAGCAGCTCTCCGCACGCGGTCGCATTGATGTAGTGCGTCGTGGTGGAGGCTCTTCCAAGAACTACGCGCTTATTGCCGTATGCAGTCTGCCCGATGCTTATCAAGACAAACTCAAGGAGCTTTATCCTGATCCGTCGCTTGAGGTGCTGCTTGCCTGGCTTGATGCTAACTACGAGGTGGACCAGGCTGCTGTCGCTTATTTCAACGACTGGCGCAACCAGTGCGGACACGACCATGCTACTGACGCCCATGTGAAGGAGTATGTGACCAACGCCAGCGTGCTGAATGCTTGTATCAAGTTGTACAACAACGCCAAGGCGATACAGAAGACGATGGGCCAGAAGTATGACTGGAGCATGATGTCGCAAGCTGTGGAGGGCTACCGTATGAAGACCGGGCACACCTTGCCGGCAAGTATGTTGCGCTTCCGCAAGAAGGTGAACGAGTACCAACGAGACGGCTACCAGTGTCTCATCAGCCGAAAGTTCGGCAACCAGGCAAGTCGTAAAGTGGACTACCGAACGATGCGCTTGATATGGTCAATAGCGGTGCTGCCCAATAAACCGTTCAATACCAATGTATGGGAATTGTACAACTCGTTTGTGTGCGGTGAACTGGACGTGTATGATCCAGAGACCGGTGAGCTTTTCGACGCAAGCGAGTGGACCGACAAGAACGGTGAACCGAAGTCGCTGAGCGAAAGCACTATCACGAACTACCTGAATCGCCCGGATGCTCGTCTGTTTATATCTAAGCACCAAGATTCCTATACCACATTCATGCACGAGCAGATGCCACACGTTCACCGTCATGCGCCCGAGTTCTCGTTCTCAAAGATTTCATTCGATGACCGCGACCTCCCACGCAAACTGAAGGATACCAAGGCAAGGCCGAAGGCATACTACGCCTACGATGTGACAAGCCAATGCGTGGTGGGCTACGCTTACAACCGCAACAAGAACGTGGACTTGGTAGCCGACTGCTTCCGTTCGATGTTCCGACTGATAGAAAGCAAGGGCTGGGGTTGCCCGGCACAGGTTGAGGTGGAGAACCACTTGATGAGTCAGTGGAAAGAGAGTTTCCTGAAGGCAGGAGTATTGTTCCCATTTGTGCGTTTCTGTGCCCCGATGAACTCCCAAGAGAAATACGCTGAGCCGATGAACGGTGCCAAGAAACGCCGTGTGGAGCATCGGAACCACCTCGGCATCGGACGCTTCTATGCCAAGGACAGACACTACCGCACGGAAGCCAAGAAGGTGTTTGACGAGAAGAATGACACCTACGAGGACAAACAGTACTACACATGGGAAGAACTGATTGCAGACGACATTCGCGACATCAAGGAGTTCAACAATACCCTCCACCCTAACCAGAAGAAATACCCCGGCATGACACGCTGGCAAGTGCTTGAAGCCAATATGAACCCCACGCTTCAGCCCATGGACAAATCGGTGTGGGCACGCTTCATCGGCGAGCATACAGAGACCTCCATACGCAGGAACAGCTACTGCAGGGTGGTGTATAAAGACTGGTGGTTGAGCAAGACCGAGGTGATAGAAAGACTTGCACCGAACAACTACAAGGTTGATGCCTACTATCTGACCGATGAGGACGGCAACGCGACCGATGTGTACATCTTCCAGAACGACCGACTTATCGACAAGCTCGAGGACGTGGGCACGTTCAACACTGCCGATGCAGAGCAGACTGACAAGGACAAAGAGATATTCGTGAACCAGCAGAAGAAGATAGCTGCATTCAACGCATACGTGAAGAAGAACGCCATTGCAACTGTTGGCATATCCAAGTCGGAACACTCAGAAGAGGCTGCACCACCGCCACCGCTTGAACTTCCACCGATGGAAAGCGAACAGGAATTGGAAGTGACCTACCACATTTCAGACCCATTGGCAGATTTATAGAATGATATTAGAATACAATTAAAATAACGTGAGACATGATAACGAATGAGAACAAGAAGCGGATATTGGAGGCTATAGCCACCAACCGCACGAACTATCCGAGCGATGCCAAGCACGCTGCTTCATTGGGCATCAGCACCTCGGTATATAGCGCCATCAAGAATGGTCAGACAGACAAGGCACTGAGCGAAGCCAACTGGATAACCATCGCCCGAAGACTGGGTGTGAACCTCAGAGGAGGCATTGAATGGAAGCCAGCACGCACCGCCACCTTCGAATATATCACAAAGCAGCTGGAGTTCAGCCAACAGAGCGGACTGAGTGCGATACTTTGTGATATACCCAACATCGGCAAGACATTCACGGCACGCTATTATGTGCAGTGCCACCGCAATGCCATCTATGTGGATTGCTCACAAGTGAAGACTAAACTGAAGCTGGTGCGCAAGATAGCCACTGAGTTTGGTGTTGGCAGCAATGGAAGATACAGCGACGTGTACGAGGATTTGGTCTATTACTTGCGCTCAATCGACACCCCACTCATCATTTTGGACGAGGCTGGCGACTTGCAGTATGAGGCATTCCTGGAACTCAAAGCCTTGTGGAACGCTACAGAAAGATGCTGCGCCTGGTATATGATGGGTGCGGACGGACTGAAAGCCAAAATCAATCGCTCCATTGAGTGCAAGAAAGTGGGTTATACCGAGATGCTCAGCCGATACGGTGACCGCTACTCGAAGGTAACGCCCGATGACAGTAAGGAGCGTGAGAAGTTCCTGAAAGACCAGGCGAGCGTGGTGGCAAAGGTGAACGCCCCAGAAGGTGCGGATATTGCTACCTTGGTGCGCAAGTCGGGTGGTGGACTGAGACGAGTTTACACGGAAATCGAAAAACTAAAAAGAGTGCAGGCATGATGACAAAGATAAAAGTGACTTTTTCCGATGGTAGCCGTCGGGTACTCAAATCACCATGTGAGCTGGAGAATATAGACAAGAATCGTGAAGCAAAGTTCGTGATGGATAACCTGCAAGTATATCATGGTTATTGTGATGGCGAGGTTGATGAAGACGGAGACTTCTGTATCATGCAGACCATTCACGGCATAGGACTTCCATTTAAGCGTCTTTTGGGCTGGTGCTATGTGACACCATGCAGAAACAAGAAAGGAGCGCAGTTGTGATATGGCAAAGCGAGCATATAGCCCCAAGGATGTGGCGAATATCAAGTGCAAGGCACTACCATTTGAAGGACAATGGAAAGACGTGTTCGGTCAGCCGGAAGAGGGCGACACATGGTTTATCAGCGGACCCAGTGCCAGCGGCAAAAGTTCGTTTGTGATGCAGTTCGCAAAGATGCTCTGCGGAATAGGCAGCGTGCTGTATGTGTCCTTGGAAGAGGGTGTGGGGCTGTCGATGCAAAGACGGCTCGCCCAGTTCAAGATGACCGAAGTGCAAGGCTCGTTCCGCATCATTACCGACGGTGACATCAAGGCATTGGAGGAACGGCTGGCAAAGCCCAAGAGCGCCAAGTTCATCATCGTGGACAGTTACCAGTACGCATACGAGGCAGGGTGGGAATATTCGCTGACCAAGGCACTGATAGAGCGCTTCAAGCGCAAGACATTCATCTTCATCAGCCAAGAGGACAAAGGCAAGCCCATCGGCAAACCAGCCATCAGGCTGAAATACGCAGCCGGGGTGAAGGTGAGGACGCAAGGCTTCCGTGCATACTGTCAAGGACGCTATTCAGGCAACGTAAGTGAATACTACACCATCTGGGCGGAGAAAGCCGTGGAGGTTTATAATGACAAGTCTAACAACTAAACATAACTGAGATGAAGAAGAAAGTTTATATCAGCGGAGCGATAGCCCACTACGACCTTAAAGAGCGTATGGCAACCTTTGACCATGCGGCACGCTATCTCTCCATAAAAGGTTACGAGCCGGTGAACCCATTTGAAAATGGCGTTTCGCAGGATGCTCACTGGATGGAGCACATGAGAGTGGACATTGCCCTGCTTTTGAAGTGTGATTGCATCTATATGCTGCAAGGCTGGGAATTGAGCAAGGGAGCAAAACTGGAACTGGATGTTGCCAGTTCGTGTGGCATTAAAGTGATGTTTGAAGGTCATGAGAACAATGTTCGTGAATACACCTGCTGCCTTTGCGGTAAGCCCCAAATCGGCTATGGAAACAATCCTCATCCATTGAAAGATGAGGGGGAGTGTTGTCCTGAATGTAATTTGAAGGTGTTAAGTGAAAGAATAAGGTTGTCAAAATTGAAATAGATATGGCACAGGAAGTAACCAATTTCGCACGCTTCTATGGAATACTCAAAAAGAGCTACAAGTTTGCCACCAAGGAGCTGGGCGATGAGTTCAAGGAAGGAGTGGTGAGTCAATTCACTAATGGACGTACCACTTCGCTTAGGGAAATGACCCGTAAGGAGTACGACATGATGTGCGACAAGCTCGAAGGTGTTACAGCCAAATTGATACGCACCGCCAAGGACGAGCAGCGCAAGCATCGAAGCCAGTGCTTGAGGTTGATGCAAAAGCTCGGCATCGATACAACAGACTGGACACGCATCAACGCATTTTGCCAGGATCAGCGTATTGCCGGCAAGGTGTTCTCCCAACTAAGTAATGAGGAATTGGAGCAGCTATCGGTGAAGCTCCGCTCCATCCAGCGCAAGGGAGGTCTGAAACCTAAGAAAGAACCGACACCTCCAGCACAGCCACGAGTGGAATACATGATGATGCCAATCGGAAATGGAGGTGAGGCATGAATGAGAAAGTGAAGCGTGTGATGGAATTCATTCATGGCATCGCATACAGAGAACTCCAAGGTGACCAGTACATCGAATTTCTTGAGTGTATTGAATACGAGATAGACAAGGAACTGGAAGAAGGCGACTGGCCAGAACCAGAAGACGACGAGTGATAAACAATCAAAATAATAATCAACAAAAAGTTTACTACAATGGCAAAAAGAGAAAAGAAAGTAATCATTACCGGCGTTACAAGAGAATCAGCCGATGAAGCGTTCGGTGCCTATGCAAAGGCAGATGCACAGAGTGCAAAAATCACGGCAGACATTGAATTGCAGTGTGCCAAGATCCGCGAGAAGTATGCCAACAAACTGGCAGAACTGGAAGATGAGAAGGAGAAAGCCTTCGCTACACTCCAGGCTTATGCTACCGAGAACCAGGCAGAGTTGTTCACCAAGAAAAAGAGCCTTGAAATGGCGCATGGCGTTATCGGTTTCCGCACGGGCACACCGAAGCTGAAGACCCTGAAAGGCTTCACATGGGCAAGCGCCCTGCAGCTGGTGAAGGAGTTCCTGCCAGGCTATCTGCGACAGACTGAGGAGATTGCCAAGGACAAACTCCTTGCAGACCGCGACGTGGAGGATATGGTTCCTCAGATGAACAAATGCGGTATCCAAGTGGTGCAGGACGAGACATTCTACGTTGAACCCAAGAAAGAGGATGCCGTATGATACTGGAAGTGGAGAAGAAACCTAAAGTGGCCTTGTGCCGTAAGTGTTACGGCACAGGTCGTCTCCACGACAAGGAGACTGGCAAAGAAAGCACATGTGACCAATGTGAGGGAACGGGCAGAGTAACCGTCAGCGCAAAGATGAGCTATGACATCCGTCCCTATAAACCAAGAGACAGACACTAAAACATTTTATGAGCAAGAGGCGAGGAGCAAGCTATCAGAAACGTGTCACCGATATAAATAGGATATACGACCAACATGCCAAAAGCGGAATCAGCAACCGCGAGATATGGCGAAGGTACGTGTATCCTGTTTATGGTATATGTGAGCGTACCTTCTACAACCTCCTCAATGCCTCTTGTGACCCTAAGAACGAAGTGCCACAAGAGGCACAGACGTTTCTAAAATTCGACTTTGACGATGAACCAGGACATACAGAAAATTATCCGCAATATCCTAAACGACATTAGGGTGGAGATGGGCGACGAGTTCGACAGGAACTTCGAGCGGCAGGCTTTCTTCAGCGAGGCGTGGCAGCGCAGGAAAAGCCCCACACGGCCGGGCGGTTCTATACTGATAGACACAGGCACCCTCCGCCAGAGCATATCCAGCCGAACCACCGAGAACAGCATCACGTTCTTCACCACGCTGCCGTATGCGGCCATACACAACGACGGAGGCGAGATAAGGGTGACGAAGAAGATGAAACGCTTCTTCTGGGCAAAGTATTACGAGACTTCAGGCGCATTCGGCCGCAAAAAGAACGGCGAGTGGCGCAACGACAAACGCACCGTCCAGTTGAGCACTGAGGCCGAATTCTGGAAGTACATGGCGCTGATGAAAGAGGGCAAGAGCATCAAGATACCGCGCAGGCGTTTCCTGGGCGTGTCACCCGAAGTGGAAAAGGCCGTCCGAGACATCGTGGAGGAGAATATCACCGAATACTTTAATGTGGAATTTGAAATCAAGCGAAAATGAGAAAAGAACTTTATAACCTCCTTTGCGGGGAACTCGGAGCGATAGCGGAAATAAAGCACATCGACCTGTGGAACCGCAACGTGGAGTTCATCGAGCAGGAAGAAGGGTGGGAGAGACCTGCCGTGTTCGTGGAGTTCGGCCCGATACAGTGGAAACCGATAGTGAACGGCGTGGAGTACCGTGCCGAGCCACAGATAACCCTCCACATCGTCACCGACTGGGCAGGCGCTTCCAGCGAGGGCAGTCCGTTCAGGGAAGATGCGCTGGAGGTGTTCGACCTGCCCGACAAAATCCACAGGAGGCTTGCCAACCTGGAGGGCGAGACCTTTGGAGAGCTTGACCTTGCGCAGAGCATCACCAACCATGACCACGAGGACATCGTGGAGACCATAGAGGTATATCAGTATGTCGCCATAAAACGGCTCTGATTTGCCCCATGTCAAACAGAAAGAGCGTTCCCGGCTGATTGCTTGGAACGCTCTTTTTATGTTGTCAGAATCGAATTATAACGCCGCTAGGCGGCATCGGTGAACAACATCATGTCTGTGTAGTGCGAGCTGTAGTTCACTGTTGCGTTGAACTCCACCTTGTGGCAGTTCTTGAATGGGTTGCCCACGGTCGGGTTCTTGCCCATCCATTCACAAAGCTCAATAATGGATGACTTGTTGGAAGTGAAATATATAAAGTGATGTCCGGCAAGAATGGTCAGCACATCGAGGTAGTCGGAAAGTTTCCAGTACATATTATATGTGCCAACGTCGGTGGATAGATAGGGCGGATCAACAAGGAACACAACATTCGGCATGTCTTTGTATCGGGCGAACACCTCTTTGTAGTCGCATGATACTACTGTGATACCTTCAAGATAGTCCTCACAAGTAGGATAGTCTGACTTGCGGAGATTGTTGTATAGAGCCTCCTTCTTCATTTCGGGGATGCTCAATTTGTATTTCATGGAGAACATCAGTCCGGAAGAAATGGTGATGAAGTCAATGTACCCGACCTCTCGTTCCTCTTGCTCCAAACGAGCGAATATGCGGTCGCGCAGTTCACCACGGATGCAGCTGTGCTTGGGTATGCCTTCCGTCTCCACCATTTTGCGCAGGTCAGCCAAAAGGTGGTTGGTCTGCGGGATATGCTGTAGGCGGTTGCGGTAGCCGTCGAAATCGTTGTATATGACCGTGGCGCCAGGCTTCTGGCACTTGGCAATGTGCGACAGCAACCCCGAACCGCCGAAGAGATCGACGAATACCGTGTCCTCCGGATATTGCTTCAGAACCTTGATGAACTCACGCGCGAACATGCGCTTCTGTCCCACGAAAGGGAGCGGTGCCGATAAATACTGTTTTTTCATGTTTTATACGTTCAGTTCAAATTTCACGTTCTCGTTCCCGTCGAGCAGTTGTATGGTGTGTTCGATGTTGTTCTCGTAGATATGCACATTCGCAAGGTTCAGCGTGATGGACTTCAACGGGAGGTCAATCTGCCGAGCCATAAGGTAGAGATGGTAGATGTCCGCAGGCAAGCCGAGGTTCGCGTCTGAGCTGCGCTGGTAAGCCGACACAACCAGTTCGCCGTTCTCTATCTGGAACTGGACGAGCGACAGGCACGGAGCCTGGTTTGTCTCCGCATCGGTGGAACCAAGGAACAGCACATAATTCTTGCTGTTGCGTTTTTCCCGGTTGATTCTTGCAATGAGTGGCGGCAACTTTTCAAAATAGGTGGGGTAGGAGTTTACGAGAATGGCACCGCAGTAGTCCCACCAGTTGATGCCCACCTCGCGGTACTTCTCCACGTTGCGTTCACCCTGCATGAAAAGCTGCAGCTCATTCCTTAACTTCTTGCGTGCGATGCCGTGCCCCTCGAAGATGTCGAGCAGGTCGGCAGGGGAGAGCACCAGCCTCTCGTTGAGCAGATAGCGTATGCTCCCCTTCTTGTTTTGTTGGCACTTGCCCTCGGCAAGCACTTTCTGTAAAATTTGATGGTATTTGTTCATGACCGTTTTGATTTTGAAAACGGTGCAAAGGTAACACGGCAGCACCTCTCCCTAACCAACAAGCCACCACGTTACACTGCAAGCAGGTTGCAGTCGGTTTTGAAACGGCGTATGAGGTTATAGACCTTGCGCTCGCTGACGGCATACTCCGTGGCGAGCCTTGCCACGATATAGGACACCTTCTCGCCCTGTGCGGAAAGCGTGCGGTATTCATTAAAAAGGTCAATGTACTGCACATCGTCCAGTCTGATTCCTGCCTTTTGGAAGTAAATCAGCAGTTCCCTGTTCAAATTAAGTATCTCTATCAGTTTCATTTTCAGAAAAATTTAGTACTTTTGCATTGTCTCACTTATTCAGCGCAATCGCGCACAACAAAAATAAACCTCTTACTGGCGAACGAGGGTATATGCCCCCGGTCGTGCCGGTAAGAGGTATCGTTGTGTTAATGAGTAAGTGAGACGACTAATTAACAGGCCGGGGGCTTTTTTATTTCCCTCCCCCGAAGGGATTGTTCTTAGTCTCGGTATAACTCCAAATTGAAATTATCCTTGCTCTTCCATCCGTCAGCCAGTGTGTCCTGGATATGCTGCATGGCTTTGGTATAGAAGTCCGTCAGTTCTTCGATGGTGCTGAACGTGTGATAGTATGGCACATCGTCTGTTCCGAACTTGAACGTGACTGGCAATGTCTTGCCGTCAGACTGCACAGCCAAGTCGTATGCCACCTTGTAGTTGAACTGGTTCTCGTTAGAGAGCCACACGCTCATGCCGTTCCACACGAAGCCAGAAAGTATGGTCTCGTTCGTGCGGTCGTTGAACCATTCCGACACCATGGTCTTGATGGTATCCTCAGATGGCTTTCCGTTGAACTCCGCCTCCATATAGTCAGCAGATCCATCCTCGTTGTTATGCACGTCCCAGCGGACGCGCCATTTTCCTTTGACGGGGTTGGTGCATTCAAGCAGCTTTACCCCTTGTGCTCCGTTTACTCTGTTCATCATGTGAAAATGTACTTTGTTCTACCTTTGCCGAAGGTTTCCGCCTTGATGGTGGTCTCGAATGGGAAGCCGTCTGGCATTTCACTCACTTGCTGGAGAATGTTTTTCATCTCCTCGCTGTTGGTGAAAAATTTCTTTGGCTCGCCGTTCTGCTCGATGGACACGACACAGCGGTCTTCGCCCTGGCTGGTTTTGACTCCGACCTCGAAGTCTTTTACCACGATGGGCAGGTTCACCAACTCGCGGATGCTTACCACGGCACCCGCAAATCGCTTCTTGCCGTCTTCCGGCTTGTAAGCGACATTCAAATCCTTAAATGATTTCATTTTTTTGCCTGTTAATTTATAAAACAAATTTCGGCAGCAAGCATGCTTGGCCATTCCGTAGAATGACGCAATCAGTTCTCGCCGTCTCTTTTTTGACTTGACTTTGTGTAGTTTCCTTGCATACTTCTTCTTGACGCGCTTGCGCAGTAGTGAGTATGATCCGTTGAATGTCACATACCCCAAGAAGTCGATTCCTTGCGCTGATGGGAATACCCTTTCGTTCTTCTTGATTTCAAGGTCAATTTTTTCGACTTGCTCATGTACAATGCCGTGTGCCAGCCAATTTTCTTGCTTGTTGCCACAGAGCACTCTACCGTCATCGCAATAACGGTAGAAATGGCGGATGCCGTATTTGTCCTTCAGATAATGGTCGAGGAACACGGACAACAAGAGGTTGCCAGAAGCCTGTGAGCTTCGCAACCCGAAGCTGATACCCTCCGGCAGAAGATGAAGAAAATGATCCAGGAGCGACAGCAGGATTTTGTCTTTGAATACTCTGCGGTAGCACCACATGACAAACTCAGGCTTAGTATTGTCATAGAAATGCTTGATGTCGAACTCGTAGCAGTAGCGTGTGCCTTCGGGGTCACGTTCCATGTCCAATTGCATGCACTTGCGGAGATCATGTGTGCCACGCTTCTTGATACTTGCTCCAGTCGTTCTGATAAAACGCTTATGCAGATGCTGGTCCACCACGTTCATCACGGCATACACTGCGATGCGGTCGTACATGGAAATAATCTGCAGGTGTCTTACTTTGCCATTCTCACAGATGATGCGTTCATGATAATTGCCGAGTCGAAAGGAACCGTCGGCAAGTTTTGCAGTCAGTTCTGCAATCACCTCCTCGCGGTGTGCGAGCAGATAGCGTCCTTGACGGCATTTCTTACGCTTCTTCCCACGCAGTACACGGTCAAACGCCTCCGACATATTGCCGTAGGACGTTATCTCTTGCATGATATAGCCTTCTCTGTGCATGGTTTTCTTTTTATGATGGAAGATAAGGGCCTTCCTTTCCCCGGGCCAAACTTCTTCGAATCGTTACCGACCTACCAAACTCTATTGCCCGACACTTGATGTTTCAGCTTTCCACCTTTATATTGGTGCTTTTGCTGTGGCTCGTTTCCCTCGGTTCCACATTAGGGACACGTCCCCATCGTTGTACGCCGATTAGTTAGATTTCCAGGCGCGAGCCGACA